CCCATCGTCGCGATCGTGGCCGCCGCCAGGCCGGCGACGATCAACGTGTTCCGGAGCTTGTGCCCGATCGGGTTGAAGTTGCCCGACGGGTCGATCTCCATGTTGCCTTCGTCGACGACGACGCCCTGCGCCTGGGCCGCGCGCATGACCTGTTGTTTCTGTTGGTCGTTCAGGTGGACGTTGCGCGGGTCTTGGCCGAACGAGTGGATCAACGTGTTGTACCAGTCGCTCGCGCGCATCCATTGGTTCACCGTGTCAATGGTCTGCTCGCTCTGCTGGCCGTAGCCGAGGTTGGGCGTCGTCGCCATTAGCGCGATCCTTTCAGCGCGGCGAGCGCGGCGCGCAAGTCCGCGATCTCGGCGTCGTGCTGTTGCCAGCCGACGATCAGGTCGGCGACGAATTTCGAGTAATCGGTCATCCAGGGGCGCGCGAGCTGGCCCGTCTCCGTGCGCGCGTCGGTGCCCGGCGAGACGGCGCGCGGAAACAGCGCGTGGGCCTCTTGCGCGAAGATCCCGCGGTCGCGTGTGCCGTCGGCGGTCCACGTAAAGTCGTGCACCACGAGCGCGCGCAGCGCCGCGAGATCCGCCGCGCGGCCGTGATCGGTTTTCAGGCGCGCATCGGAGCTTGTGCCGTAGCTCACGGTCGCGGCCGTCGCCTGCACAATGGCCCCCGCGAGCGCCCCGGCATTGTTGAGCATGTACAGATAGGCGCCGGTGCCGGGAACGGTCGGGTTGGTGTTTTGGATCGTGCACCCTTGATGCGCCGCGAAGTCGGTGACGATCGCCACCTGCCCGAAACTCGGATTGGCCGTGCAATTCACGAACAGTTCGCCGGTGGGCGTGATCCGCAGCCGTTCGATATTGCCGCCGGTGTAGACGCGGACGGCGCCGGCGGCGGCGACCGCCGCCAGGGACAGGCCGCCACTCAGGCCGCTATACAGCAGCGTGCCGTTGGGTTGACTGAAGCCGGCCGCGGTGTAGGTCGAGCTATACGCGGCGAGCACGCCGGCGTTACCCGCGACATCATTCCCGAGATAGACGGCCGCCGCATTGCCGGCGCCGGCTTGCGGATTGCCGATCGCGAGGCTGTGCGTCCCGGTGCCCGCGCCGCTGATCGCGTGCGCGCCGAAGGCCGTCACCGTGACGAGCCCGGCGATACTCTGCGCGCCGGTGAAACTGTTGCCGCCGGCGAGCTTGGCGAAGCCCGCCAGCGTGCCCGGCAGCCCCGTAATATCCGCCTGCGGGATCGTCGGGACGGTGGTCGGCGTCGCGATGCCGACGGCGGTCGCGATCTTGAGATAACCGGACGCGAGCGCGCCGAGATTCACCTCGGCCGAGAGCACGCCGGCGGCGCGACTCGTCCAGTACGCCGCGTCGATCGGCGCGAGGCCGTTCACCGCGGCGGCCAGCGTCCGCAGAAAAATCCGCCCGATCTCCGTGACCGTCCCGGTCACGGTGTCAATGATTGGCGTCAGGGGCACATCGCCGACAGCCATTAGCGGGCCCGTCCTGGCGTCGCCGTAATCCAGGCGCCCGGCCCGAGGACGCGCTTGATCGGATCCGTGATCACCACTTCAAACACGAGCCGATCGAGCCGCGCCTGGCCGAGCTGCGTCCACACCGTCCGATCGCCGTAGTGGCCGCGCGCGCCGAGCGCCGCGATCCCCGCGCTGATCCACGTTTTCGCGCCGTCGCGACTCACGAACAATTCCGCCATCGGCGCGCTGCCCTGCCCGCTCTCGAGGCCGAGGCCCGGCTCCGTGCCGAGCTCGAAGGCATCGATCGCCGCATAGCTGTTCTCCGAGCCGAGGTAGGGCGCGCGCCGGCGCGCGCGCAAGATCGCGCCGTCGTCGTCGTAGGTCGTCAGGTCGAGCGCCCACACCGCGCCGCTATCGCGACTCCCGACGACATGCACGCGGCCGGTGAAGGCGTGCCCGCGCACGCGCCACGCTTCCTCCCGGCCGATCGTCGGGTTCCAGGCGCGGCGGTGGTGCCACTGGTGCTCCGTTTCGTCGAGCACCACGGTATCGCCCGCCTCGCCGATCGACGGCAGGGTGAGCGCATAAAAGAGGTGCCCGTCCTGCATGTAGGTCAGGCCTTCCGCGTCGTCCAGGCGCCGCGCGGTCGTGAGCGCGCTTTCGATCGCGTGCGTACTGACGCGCGTGCCGTTGTAGCCGTCGAGCCGATAGACCGCGGCGCCGCTGGTGGCACTTTTGCCGAGCCACCGGAACGTGGAGAGGCCGAGACTCAGCGAGTCCGGCGCCGCGAGGCCGATCTGAAACAGCGAGCCCTTGATCGGTTGAAACGGGTTATCCGCGTCGCCGACATCTTCGTACGCCTCGGTCGTCTCCGTGCCGAACACCCACACGCGCGAATTCGCGCACACCGTGGCGGCGATCGCATCGCTCGCCGTCGAGCGGCTCACGAAATCGAGCGCGTCCCACAGCAGGCCGTTTTCAATCGCCGAGAACCAGAACCGGATCGCGCCGCGTTCACTCAGGACGAAATAGCCGTCCATGAACCCCACGAATTGCGGCGGATAGACGAGCGGCAGCGCGATCGGCGCGCTCAGCGATCCGTCGCCGAGGTTGATCCGTTTCAGGACGCCGCCGCCGCAGACGAGCAGTTGCAAGCCGCCTTGGCCGTTGCTCGCGAAGCTGACGGGCCGGCCGTCGTCGGGCAGCGTGCCGATCAGGATCCCGCCGGTCACGTCGCCGGTCGCGGGGTCGAACGCGAGTTGATAGACCTGGGTCCCGATCACGGTCCAGCCGTTCCCGTCCTGATAGAACACGCCCCGCCCGCGCGCGCCGGCGCCGAGCCACATGCGGCGCAAGCCCGGCGTGCCGCGGAGACAGGTCGGTTTCGTCGCGCCTTCCACTTCCACCGTCGCCCGGAACAGATTGACGGACAGCTCGGCGTCGATCGCCGGCGAGCGATCGATCGCACTCCCCCCGCAGAAGGCCGCAAATAAGGGACTCATAGCACCGCGAAAAAATTGGCCGCCCCGCCGGCGATCGCGCCGCCGACGGCCGTCACCGTGAACACCCCGGACGCCGTAAACGTGTGGATCGTCGTGCCGCCGCTGGTCGTGATCGTGCCGCCGGTCGCGGTCATCGCCGCCGTCGCGTAACTCAGGATCACGATCCCCGATCCGCCGGCGCCGCCGGCGCTGCTCGCACTGTTGCCGACGCCGCCGTCGCCGCCGTGGCCGGTGTTGGCCGCCGCGGGGCCGGCCGGGCTCCCGCTGATCGGCGAGCTGCCGCCGCCGGTCCCGCCGTGGGCATACGTCACCGCCGCGCCGCTCGCGCTGCTGCTGGTGCCGGGGCCGCCGGCGCCGCCGACGCCAGTACTGCCGCCGCCCCCGGCGCCATTCCCGCCGACGCCACTACTGCCGCCGCCGCCGCCGCCGCCGCCGCCGAGCGCGCCCGAGCCGCCGGGCGTGTTGGTGCCGCCGGCGAAGCCCTGCCCCGCGATGCCCGCCCCGCCGCCGGTGGCGGCGCCGTTGCTATCGCCCGCGCCGCCGCCACTGGCGCCCGCGGCGCCATTGAGCGCCCCGGTCGAGGCCGGGCCGCCGCCGCCGCCGCCGCTGGCCGTGGCGAGCGCGCCCACGCTCGAGGCGCCGCCGCTGCCGCCGACGGCGGTGTTACTCGTGCCGCCCGCGCCGGCCGCGCCGATGGTGATCGCCGTGGTGGTGTTGGTCGCCAGGTCGGCGGGAAACGTGCCGGTCAGCAGCCCGCCCGCGCCGCCGCCGCCGCCCGCGCGCGCGACGCCGACGCCCGCCCCGGCCGCCCCGCCGCCGCCGCCGCCGATCACGAGATAGTTGACGGTCGCCATCGGGGTCAGAAGCCCTTCGCGTAGGCCACAACGTCCCACGTCGAAAAGATCGGGTTGAATACCATCCCAATGTGATCGACCGTGCCCGCCGCCGTGGCCGTCAGCGCGGGGATCGCCGCGCTGAAGCGCCAGGCGTTCACGCCCGTCGGCAGCGTCAACGTACAGACGCCGCTTGAGGCATAAAACGAAATGATGAGCCGTTGGCCGGCGGTGGGGTTCGTCGTGACCGCGATCGAGCGGTTGCCGGTCGCGACCATGAAAAAATAGGTGCCGAGACTGGCGTCGAGAGGCGCGTTGAGTTGATCTTGCAGTTGGTAGGGCACCGGCGCGCCGTTCGTGACCCACACCGGGAGCGCCGCGGGGCCGCGGTATTGGAGGATCGCATTGCCGCCGCCGGGCGCGACGGTTTGCAACGGGCCCGTCGCCGTCGTGCCGCCGGTGAGCACCATGTACGGCGGCACGGTCACAAGGCCGGTCCCGCCGCCCGCGATGGGCGCGGGGCTGAGCCCGGTCGCGACGGGATCCTGATCCCAGATCGGCACGCCGGCCGCGTCCGTCAGCCGGAAGTGATACGCGAGGTTGGGCGTCAGATAGATCGGCGGGAACAGCCCGCCCGCCGAGGCGACGATCGGATTCGTGTTGGGCACGAGGCCGGCCGCGTCGCTGGTCGTGCCGAGGGGCGTGTTGGGGGTCCCGCTCACGAGTGTGTACAGCAGACAGCCCGGTGCGACGACCCCGAGATCGGTGAATTCGCGCTGGCGCGCGACGGGCGCGAGGACATTCGTCATCGGATCGAGCCTGTCCGGTAATCCCACCGCCAGCCGCGCAAGCCGGGCGCGCCCTGGCCGCGCGCGGTGAGCGTCGGGATCCGCAGGTTGTTCTTGAAGTACTTCCCGCGCGCCTGGCCGGCGCGGCGCTCGAGCGCGGGCGTAATCGTCGCGTGGAACGGTTCCGCGATCGCTTCCTGCAACGTCAACGTCAGCGCGAGCTCGCCGCCCGGCGCCAGCGCGATCGTCTGCGTCAGGAGCACCGGGCCGAGGACCGTCCGCGTCATCACGCGGATCGCGGTCGCGCTCAGCGGGATCCCGTCCAAGTACAGATTGCCGTTGGGGAGATCGGCCGAGTAGTAGCAATCACTGATCGGCCCGCCGTTGATCGGCGATCGGCCGTTCCACCAGTCGGGATCGTCGTGCACGGTGATCGGCGTCCAGCTGCTGCCGAGCGCGAGCGCGGCGCCGTCGATCGCGACGGGCCGGACGGGGAGCATCCACACGCCCGTCGGGCCGATCGTGTGCGGCTGCAGGCCGGGCGTGGTGACGAACGGCGTAAACACCTCGGCCACACTCGCGCCGGCGTCGGCGTTCCAGCTGTCGATGATCTGATTCAGCAGCACGCGGCACGTTTCCGCCGCGGCCGGCGGCACCGGCTCGCCGGGCAGGTAAATGTTGTGCCCGGCGAGCGCGGTCCCGATGATGGTCGCGACGGGCGTCGGCATGGCCGCGCCTTACCGCTTTTTCGCCGGGTGCGGGGTCGGCCGGCCGGGCCGCGGGCGGCCGGGCAGATCGTGATCGG